CAGTTTTCACTATGCCAAGTAGGGAGCCATACCACAAATGCCTAAACCAAATGACAAGGTTCGCCTCCACAAGAAGCGCGCGCCTATTCGGGGGACTGCGGGCGTAATTGCCACCAACGCGAACGCCCTGGCTAAGCCCCCTTCTCTCCCTGCGCACCTCACCTTGAGGGCCAAAGACGTGCCTTTCTGGGATGACATCCTCCGCGCTCGCAGCATCGAGGAGTGGGGGCGGGTTGAGCTGGTGTTGGCGTGGCAGTTGGCCCAGATTCAGGGTGACATACTGACCGGGAGACAGCTGGTTGAGCGTGGGGACAGGAAGGAGTTAGAACTGGCTGGTTTCCCCAGCGTCCGCTCCGCCGCGGCCACAGTCGGCACGTTGATCGCCCAGCAACTCACGCTCATGCGCAGTTTGATGATGGTGGGGACTGTGGTCGGAGACCCCATCAACCAAGTTCCCCGGCGCATCGCGGAACGGGAGGCGGAGCAAACGATCAACAAGCTCAAGGGCAGTGCGGAAGAAGACGAGAGTCTCTTGGCGTTGTGAAGCCCACGATCAGAAAGAAACGTCCAGCCACGCGGGGCGAGAGGGTCTGCAAGTTCATTGAGGCCTACTGCGTGGTGCCCGATGGGGAGCACGTAGGCAAGCCCCTTCACCTGGAGCCCTTTCAGCGCAAGTTCATACTTGCCGTCTATGACAACCCGAAGGGCACGCGTCGGGGGTACTTGTCGATGGGCCGTAAGGGAGGGAAGACGTGTTTGATTGCTTGCTTGGTGCTCGCGCATGTGGCGGGGCCGGAGGCGGTGCGAAACACGCAGATCATCAGCGGAGCACAAAGCCGGGAACAGGCGGCGTTGGTGTTTGAGCTGGCGAGCAAAATGGTGATGCTCAACGCGGACCTCAATCGGGTCTGTCGCATTGTCCCCAGTGGCAAGAAGATTGTGGGGCTGACGCGTGCAGTCGTTTATCACGCGATCAGCGCGGAGGGCAAGACGGCGTATGGACTTTCCCCCTCGCTCGCGATCCTGGATGAGGTTGGACAGGTGCGCGGGGTGCAGAACGACTTCATCGACGCGATTGTCACCTCGCAAGGGGCGCACGCAAACCCCCTACTCATTGCGATCAGTACTCAGGCGCCGAACGCGGTGGATTTGTTCAACACCTGGATCGATGACGCGAAGGCAAGCAAGGACTCCCGCATCGTGTGTCACGTCTACACGGCGGATGAAGACTGCAAGCTCGATGACCCCCAGGCGTGGAAGGATGCGAACCCCGCATTGGGAAAGTTTCGGAGCTTGGCGGATTTGAAGGAGCAGGCTGAACGCGCGCTGCGCATGCCCAGCTTCGAGCCCACCTTCCGCAACCTCGGGCTCAACCAGCGCGTCGAACTCTTCTCCCCCTTCATCAGCAAGGGCGTGTGGGTGCTGAACAGCATGGAGATTGATTCGGCCGCGTTCTACGAGGGGGAGGTCTACGGTGGGCTGGACTTGTCGGGGAAAGCAGACTTGACGGCCATGGTGCTGGTGACGAACAAGGAAGGTAAATGGCAGACGCGGTGTTTCTTCTGGACTCCAGAGAAGGGGTTGAAGGAGCGCGCCCGGCAGAGCCGCACTCCCTTGGACGTGTGGGCAAAGCAGGGGCTCATCAAAGTAGTCCCGGGCGCGAGCATCGATTACGAATACGTGGCGAAAGACATTGTTGAAATTCTCGACGGCGTGAATTTGAAAGCGCTTGCTTTTGACCGTTGGCGCATCGACATTTTCAAGAAGGAACTCGCCGAGATTGGTCATGCTGACTTGCCCCTTGTGCCGTTTGGGCAGGGTTTCAAGGATATGTCCCCCGCGCTAGAGACGTTGGAAAGTGCACTGTTGAATGAGCAGGTCGCGCATGAAGGAAATCCAGTGCTGACAATGTGCGCGGCCAACTCCCGCGTCGAAACCGATGCGGCAGGCAATCGCAAGCTCAGCAAGTTCAAGGCCGTGGGGCGGATCGACGGGATGGTGGCGTTGACGATGGCCCTGGGCGTGTCGAATGCAACGCCTATCACGCCTCCCGGCTACCAAGCATTCTTTGTGGGTTGATTGAAGGGAGCGTGCATGTGGATGATTCTGGCGGCACTGTGCTACGTGGGAGCGGTATGTTGGCTTGCCGTACTGCTCGGAAATATCGACGGCAAACGGCCTGGGCGGCCACCCGACTCGTTGCCCTGACCCTCCTGCTGTTGTTCGCCTCGGCGACGGTGTTCGCGCAGACGGTCCCCCCGGGTCAAGTGCAGGGTGTGCTCGGTGAGTATTGGGAAAACATAGACCTCACAGGCGCTCCATCCCTTCGCCGCACCGATCTTGAGATCAACTTTGACTGGGGTGGCGGCGGGCCATTCGCGGCTCCTTCCCCGGTGGTTGATGGGTTTTCGGCGCGCTGGTCCGGAACCATCACCGCCCCATTGGATGGCGACTACACGTTCCACCTCGGCAGCGATGATGGGATGAGGCTGTGGCTGAACTTCCAACCGTTACTGCCCTCGGCTGATGCATCCGGAGCGATTGTCGATACGTGGGTGCGCCGAAGCTATGTGACCACGGCGTTGACACCAGTGAAGATGATGGCGGGTGTGCCGGTGCCGTTCAAAGTCGAGTTCTATGAATCCGTTGGGGCCGCTCGCGCGACTTTAGAGTGGTCCGCGAGGGACTCGCTCACTGGCAGGTCGTTGTTCCCGCAGCAGATCGTGCCGTTCACGGCGCTTCGTTCGCTCAACTCAAGCTTGCCGACATTCCAGTGCCTGCCCTACGAGATCGGTGGTTCTGGCGGTCCGTTCTACGTTGTCAGTAACGCAGACGGCAGAGCGATTTGGTGGCGGTGTGGAAGCATGGTGCGAACGGTCGCAACGCTCGGTGATTACATGCCCCCCATCACTTGTTCTTCCCCGATCAAAGAGTTTCAAAATGCGCTCGCGTCCGTGGTGTCGGGCGACTATCTTGCAGCGTTCACCGTTGCGCTCCAAAAGTGTGTGACGCCAACCCCAATTGGCAGCCCCGACTACGTGAAGCTCAACGCGTTGTTCGATCTTGCGAGCGCCGATGCCAAGCGGGTGTACCCGCCACCAGTTTTGTGGGTGGTTGCCAAGAACTCCACATTGCCCACTCGACCTGCCTACAATATTTCCGCGACTGGCTCTCTGGTGCCTTCGGCGGTTCGAGCCCCTGTCGATGTGGCCTGCGATTGCAAGAAGCCGCTGGTGAAGGGTACGTCCACTTACTGCGTTTTCGTCAAAGGCCCCACTGGCCCTGTCGAGTATTCGGTGGCTGAGGTCGCTCTGTGCGTCAAGAAATGAAGACGGGCCAAGAGTTGCGCAAGGAGTTGCTGGCGCGTCGCACCATCTGCTCCACAACGGGTCAAGAGTTGCGCAAGGAGTTGTTGGCGCGGCGGACGACTCGTTCAACTCCGTGCTTGCACAAGCCTGGGCGCAAACCAAAGTCACGACTGCGCGGTCCCGCTCGCGTGCCGCTCTATGGGGCGGGTGACATGACGCCAGCCGATGATTTTTTCCGGAATGTTCACCACAACCCAAGGATGAGCGAGGATCAGATCGCCCGTCAAGAAGCCCAAATCGCAATGCTCCAAAAGGCGTGCAAATGATGCTTGTCGTCCCTGCCATCACTCTCGTTGAAGCCGAGAAGCTGCGTATTCTTCTCGAAGGAGCTTCGGTTCCGGCCCCAGTTCCAGCGCCGGCCCCTGTGCCACCGCCAGCGCCTGTGCCGCCCCCGCCGGCACCTACCCCTGCCCCCGCGCCTGCGCCGGCCCCTGTGCCCCCGCCACCGGCCCCAGTTCCGCCGCCAGCACCTGCCCCAGCCCCTGTGGGCGGAGGCACTGGAGCAGGATTACCTCCGGCGCCCGCACCAGCACCACCCCCGCCTGTTGTCGTGTCGCCGTCTGGCACAGCACTGACCCCGGGTCCGGTGGACTACATCGTTGACGCAGGCGGCAATCGTTGGACCCTCCCCGCTGGCGTGGTCATGGTGAACGGGGTCAAAGCGGGCTTTTCTGCGAACGTCGTTCTGGTCCTCTGGTACGGGGACAAAATCTACCAGCAGAACAGCTCTGGCGGGTGGTGGCTATGGATGGGCAACAATACCTGGACTGCCGTTTCAGGCGACCCACGCGTGTCTGCGCCGCCCCCGGCACCCTCCCCAGGTCTTCCGGTAACGCTGGCCTGGGCGCCAGGGCAGGAGGGCGAAGTCGTGAGCGGGGTGGTCGAGTTGAGGTTGATCGGCACGAATCTCGTGAACGTCGAGGTGTTCAATGCCGTCTCGAGCCCGCCGATGATCGCCCGCGCTCTGGTCTCTGCGGGTGGCACGGTGGCGGTGGCCACAATCGATTCGGCAAAGTTCCCGAATGCGCCCCTGCTGTTGACGGCGCACGCGTGGAACACCCCTCCCGGCAACAACAACTTCACCGGACAAGCGGATGCGGGCGGGTTGACGTTGAACCCCGACAACGCCAACGCACCGCCACCGCCGCCGCCCCCTGGCCCACCACCGCCACCGATCCCGCTGCCAACCGACAACACGTTGTTCGGCGACATGGTCGGCCTCGGGGTCAAATTCGAACAGGATCAACCACTGAGTGAGCTTGGCTCGCTGATCGACCTGAAGGTGAAGTGGATTCGCACGGATGTCTGGGCGAGCAACTTCAACGCAGCGACTGGCATCTACACGATGTCGCCCGTGATGCGGGAGTTGTCCACATTCTGCGCAGCCAACGGGATCGGCATCAGTGCGCTCCTGCAAATGGGCACTGGTACTGTGCCGATCAATTTCGGCATCTTTGCGCGAGGGGTTGCGATTGCCCTCCGGGCGACGGGAGTCAAATTCGTGCTTGAGCTTGGCAACGAGGCACATAACGCGCTCGGCTCGCTCGGTGGCAACTGGCAGGGCAAGGAAATATCCGCTGGCGTGCCGTCGCCCTGGGTCGTGAGGTACATGCAACTGTTGGCTGCGGCGAGTGAT